CGGGGCAATGCCTCTATCGGCATCTTCGATTTGATAAACGCGGTCGAACATCTTGACGATGAGATCCAGCACCTGAAAAAACGTAGCCGGCAGGTTTGGAATCTGCATAAACTCAATCCGGGCGTTCGGGGTGGACGGCATGAGAATCAATCGCCCTGTTTTGGTTATTGGGACTTCGATCATCTCCCGGGTAATCCCGCAATGCTGCTGGATGATCAGCGGGGGGGCCATGACGTTAATGACGTAGGCGATCAACTTGGCTATGATTTGATTGATTTTCTCGATCAGGTCGGCGGTCTGTTCGGCTGCTGCGAATCCCCATATTGACACCTGATCTTTATAGGAATTGGCGAAATAAACGGGCAATCTGCCCCACGGGTAGGTGAACATAGCCATTTCGGTAGGTAGCGCCGGGTTGATATTCGGATTTGCTGAATCATCCAGGACCACCCAGCCGCCTTGACTTCCCGGGTCTTTAGTTTTGGATATGGTGATCTTGCGGATGCCGTCACGGTAAACCGGTTCTTTCGTTGTTTTGACAGCGACAAGGGGATTGCCGTCCTCACCCACCACCTGCATACCGAACTGATCAACGACCGGCTGCGATTCCGTTGTCGTCCTTAATCGGTCATCCCTCACCCATACCTCAATGACAATCCCACGCTCGACGGCCTTGTTTCCTTCGGTTTGGGCCTGTGATTTGACCGTCATCGGGTCGGAGTAGTTGCCGATAGTTTGTCCCGCGTTCCGGACAGGCGGCTTGTAATCTTCCCTGACGGTGCCCAAGAGATCATAAGCGTCTTCGGCTGCGATATCCTTGACGCCAAAATCCTTTTCGATCTTGGAGACGAAATCGACATACAGATATGCGACATACGGGGCTTCGGTGGCTAGGTCGTCATAAAATCCCGGTGCCGGGAAGAACGCAAACGGATCTGTCACCATAATATCGGGCCGGTCGGCTGCCTTGTCGAAGTAGGGCTTCTCCGGCGTTATGCCGTAAATCTCCATTTGCCGGGCGGATGATCGTGTTTTCTGCTGCTGGTTGGTATCTTTCCACCACTTCTTGAGCGCAACCGTTAAAACCTGTTCCGTGCCGTCGTTTGTGCCGTCCAGGTCAACAACTTCCCCGGTCGGATTACGTGCGGTAATGTTGGAGACAGTGCGCTCCACGTTGGCGAACAGAAGATTAACCACACTGTTGATGCTTTGTTTTGGGGAATAACCCTTTCTCCCGGTCAACTTACGACTTGGTGCGCCCTTGTACATGGCATAATCAGCCAAAAACGACCTATTTACTCCCAATCGCTCTTTTTCTATTCTTGAAATATCAAATAACATTGCGGCAAATTCAGCCACATCGCTATGCCCCTTTGGAGGTATGCGGTTAAGCGACCAATCTGTGTTTATCATTTTCGATGGCCTCCCTTTCTTTTTGTCTTTTTGCTCTTTTGGTAATGGATATTTTGATTTTTTGTTCCTCTGACATTGGCCCACGCGTCGTTCCGCGCCTTGCTAAATTTAATGCCCTTATAAACACTGATGTTGCTTTGTCGTTTCCGTTCTTTCTTCGGGTTATCCAGCCCTGTAGGGCTGATTCTGATGATCGCTTGATGCCCTTTTGACTAAGGCTCATTTTTCTTTTTGTTTCTTTGGAGTGTTTTTTGCCAACATGGTGAGCAACGACCTTTGCTATGTGCTCTTTGCTTTGTGGCCCCCTTATTCTTCCAAGGTGGGCGGCTTTTATTTTTGCCTTGTGTTCCAATGAGAATTCAAGTCCGGCCAAACCTTCTCCACCATTGGTCAAGTTGTATCCATTTGGAACTTTTGTTTTTATCTCTTTTATTAGTTCAATCTCCACCTTGAGCAATTCGGCGTCGTTACTGCTTTGAAAAAGCTCCACCCAACCAAACGCATCTTTTCCGTACTTCCTGATGGCACAATGAAACAGGTGCTTAGACCCCCTTTGCGCCGCGTTCATGTGTTGCCATATTCGCTTTTCTAAGCATGATTTGGTTTTGCCGATATATTTTTTATTGTTTACGGTGTTTGTTGCAATATATACACACCCCTTCACGTCGTCGCTCATCGCAGCGCCCTCAATTCCGCCGTGGCGAAGCGAAATACCGTCCCTTTGTCGATCTGCTGCCAGTCTTTCCGCAACTCAATGGCCACGATGTATTTCCTCAACATGGTTTTCTTGAAGTTCCGCCGGGCTGCGAATGACAGGCGTTCAAAAAACTGATCTTTGATGTTCTCGCCTATCGTGCGGATATATCGGATCTCGCTTTCGGTGGTCCAGGATGTTTTATCCGGTGTTGTCATTTATCCCCCGATCAATTCGATCCTTGGCTTATCTTCTTTGGGTTCTTCCGGACGCAGGGAAATCACCAGCCCGCACGTGACACAGGCGAAACCGACCTGGGACATCGCCGTTTCCATTTTTCCGGACGGGCTGCACATCGCCGGCAGCTCTTTAAGCGTCATCGCCGCGACAAACACCCTTTCACCACAGGGACAAATACGATCATTCAGTTGATCCAGCGGCACATTCATGGTCATTTGCTGCTGGCCCCTCGGCTTCAAGCCCAATGCGTTTCTTCTTATTGCTTCACCCATCTTTGGTCTCCCCCTTATGTGATCGTTTATGCAGCGTCAGCGCCCCGGCTGTTTTGAGTTCTTTCCCGCAAACGTCGCAGATATAGGCAGGCTTGCCGACGTTGGGCGTTGGCTCTGCTTTGTCGATCTCCGCAAACCGTTTCACCATGTCCTCTTCGGTTTCCATGATGGTCTTGGCCCTGGGCAATACTGTCAACTTCCCCGATGGTGCTAGTTGAGCGCAACATTCAGGGCATGTCAGTTCCGCCGCCTTGGTCGTTGTAAACGGGAGCCAATCAATGTGATACGGCAGCAGGCACTTTACCATTGCGCCGTTCGGTGGCTTATTCGGGTCGTAAAAGATTGTGGTGATGAAATCCGTCCGGCCGCAATTACAACACTTTACCTTTAATCCTTGCATTTATTTACCTCGCTATCGCTTCCTCTGTGAACTGCAACATATTCCGAAGTTGGCGGGTTTAGCTCGCAGCACCGCAAACAAGGAACATCCCCGGAGTAGTAATAGGGGCTGTGTGCCTTGACCATTTCATAAAAACCCTGATGAACGCAGGTCTTACACTTCTCGCTCATCGCTTTTTCCTCTTAACATTTTTGGCAGCCGCCGCTCGGATCTTGCCCAGTTCGGCGGTAATCAATCCAACGCCGACATCGACGTTGTAGTGAATGCCAAGCACGTCGGTACTCATTGCCGGTGGGACCATAGACAACACGGACCTCAGTTTTCCCTTGATGTTCTCTTGCAGGTTCATCCGGATAACTCCATCGACTAACTCGGCAACTTTTTTGGCCAGCGCATCTAATTCTGACGGTGTGACTTGGTTCTCAAATAAATAGCTCATTGTCCCCCTCCCAGCAATCCATCCAGAAACTTCTTCGAGCGTTCAGCAATGGCCGTCTCGCTCTCCCCGGGAAAATCCTCGGCCTGCTCTGCGTCCGGAATTGAAAACACCTGGCCTTTGGGCGTCCTGACAAATCCTTCGCCCGGGCCTGCCTTGCCCTTGAACATCAGCCATCCACCAACAATGACGCAGATAATGGCCAAAGCCGTTCCAACGCATACCGCCAATAAAATCTCAAACATCTTTACCCCTCCTCGATTGTGAAGACATTACTCCGAGCGTGGTCCATCCACATACAACGTGACGACAAGGAATGAACCAGCCCGCCCATTGCCGTTATAACCGGGTCTTTATCTAAGAATTCCCGTATTCTATTGCGTAAAACGTCGTTCTTTCCGTAAAACAGCCTCTGCGCGTCCTTGTCCAGGGCCGCACTTATCGCCCGGATATAGACATCAAAAGCCTTTGGATCGTTGAAATCATCGGGTGGGGCGATAAGGACAGCCTGTTTGTTTCCCCCGGCCTTACGGAGATCCTCGTTGTAAAGGGCAAGCTCCAGGATAAATCGGCTTTCGTCTCCAATCCATGTTTGGAGCAGCCCTGGAAAGAGGCCAAAGCCGTATTCGGCACGCAAGTTGACCATCTCATCGAACAGTGAGCCGATGCCGTGGCTTTCATATTCCGCCAATAACTGAAATGGTGCCTTCTCCGGCTTGCCCTTGCCCTTGACCACTCCAACAATGGCGATATATCCCGGCTTATTCGTGGCCTTGTTTTTGTCGGTGATTACCGTCGGCCAGCCGATACAGCCAAACAGATCGTAATATAATTGCCCGGTTTCCGTGTTCTGGTAGTGGTGCGCCCGCTCAACAAACGGCGTCCCGGTGATGTGCGCCTCGTCGATTCTCTGCTGGTATAGTTGCCAATTCAATGGTTCTGGCAGGATCTTCTTAATTTTCATCCGGGAAGTCCTTTGCACCGCTGTTGTCGAAAGGTGTTTCGCCCATCAAGTCTGTCATCGCCCAAACCAGAGCATCTAACCGGTTTGGTGATTTG